CGTTATCGTCGCATTGGCTACGGCATCCTTGTAGGTGAATGACGGAAGCGCATCTACCGAAGGTATGAACCGCTGCTGCTTGTCTCCGATACCAAACGAGATTGTCCAGACGGAATCCGAGATGAGGTTGCTCGTAGTGTCAAGAAGGGTCGTCCCCGCCTGCACATCTTCCAAAGCGAATTCATAGACGCCATACTTCTTCACCGTCATTGCGCCCCAGACGGAATCGTTCTGGTAGGCGGAGAGAAGCGAAGCAGGGACATAGACGATTGGAGTCTCCCCGTCGAAGGCCGTAACATCGAGTGTTGGAACGGCATCCGCATCGCTCATGATGTTCGTGAGCATCGCGCATCCCGCATAAGCCCCTTCGCCTATCTCGGTAGTGCTTGAGGAGAGGTAGAGAGATTCGAGAGAGGAGCAGTCGGCAAAGCACCGCTTCCCGATTGTCTTCAAAGATTCAGGCGGATATAGTATGGCCGTGATTCCGGTGCATCCGCAGAAACACTCCTCACCAAGTGATTCAATCGTTTGCGGAAGTTCGTCTATGTTCTTGAAGGAGGTGCATCCCTTGAACACATGGGAACCGATGCTGGTTATTCTTTCTGGAAGGTTGCCGCAGTTCTTCAACTGAGTGCATCCATAGAAGCAGTCGTCTGGAATCTGTTCTATCTGGGTGCTTTCGAGACCTTTGAGGCTCAATAGGCTCTTACAGTTCTGGAAGCATCCGATTCCGAGAGAAGTGGTCTTCTTCGGAAGCCATGCGATTTCCATCAGCGAAGAGCATCCCGCAAAGGCATAGTCTCCAAACGTGATGGAACTCTCGTTGCCCTCGTTCCACATGACCTTCTGCAGGTTCCCGAAGTACCCGAACGTGCCGTTTCCTATCGCGGATAGCGGAACTCTCTCGCCAACCGAGAAACCTGAAAGGTATGCGAACGGCTCACCCTTGGAATTGAGGAAGATAGGCTTGGATTCGTCGGCGCTCCAGATTCTGGTGATGTTCCCCTTGATAGTGAGGGTGACGGTGCCGCCTTTTAGCAAAGTGTGCTTCTGGGTCGTGTAGTCATGCCCCTCTTCGTCTTGCCCCCTGTCCGTGTCGAGAAATACAACCTCATTCCCCGTTGCGGCCATCGTGATAGTCTGGTCGGAGCGAAGTTTCAGACCATCGTCTATTTCCACGATGAACGGAGCATAGTAAGCCTCTCCAGAACCAGTGTTTAGAATGTCCAGCCTGATGTTGCTCACGTCTATCACGGTGCCGAGAGGAACGCCGGAGAACGTGAACGTAAGCTGCCTCGTCTTGGAATACTCTTCGTTGTTCGGGTCGAAGATAATCCGATTCAGCAGCCCTTTCGTGTCCCTGAGAGTAGAGGAGGGGGTAAGCATCTCCCTCGTGTCGACCGCTTCCTCGTGCATGGCTTCTACCATGTCTAGCGCCTGCTGCACGCCTGTCGGCTTGTCGTAAATGTCGTTCCACGAAATATCCGTTCCGGGAGATCCGTCTATGACTGTCTTCTTGTTTTTAAGGTCTAGCCTGTCCTCATCCGTGTTCGTCACGGTCATGGACCAGTAGAGGGTACTCGTCTGGTTGTCGAAACGATATGTGAAATCGTCAACCGAGGCTACGAAATCCAAGCCCTCGATACGTGACTGAACCTGTGCAGCCCAGAAGTCTATGTACGTTGGGTTTTGAAGGACTGTGCCGAAGTAGTCTATTCCCCTGTCTGGATCGAACTGGAGTTCGCCCTGCTGCGTCTGCAGAATCGCCTCGATAACCGCACACTGGGCATCGGCATCGTGCAGGATTGCAAGACCTCCGGCTTCGAGATAGAGGTCGTTATCGGCATTTCTTCCTAGGGTTTTCATGTCATTAAATGCCGAAATATAAAAACCCTAGAAATTTGGGGCTATCGCATCGGTCGGTATCCTCAATGCAACCAGATTTCCGCCATCCGTCTGCCTCGCCTCATAATTATTTGTGGTTGTGTACGCACGGCTATCTTCCCGCTCAATGTAGATGTAGTATGTTCGTCCCTCTGCCAGAGGAATGAAGTTTGAGCGGAACACCCTTGCAATGTGCGTCCACTTCCCTTCATATACATAAGTTGGGGTGCTCATGTCGGCAAGCGGCGTAAAAGACTTATGTACGAACCTCTCATTTGATGGCTTACGTATATATGAATAATTATAGATATTGATAGTTTTGCTTGTTACCCAGACAATGCTTCTATCTTCGATCTCTTCTTTTGTTTCGCTTTTCTCTAAACCATCAACTTCCGAAATCCGAACAGTCAGTTTGCCTTCATAGTTAAGCGGCCTTAGATTGTCGGTAAAGATAGCGGCGGAATACATACCCGTCATGTCAGCGGGATCCCACACGTTTCTTAACTGGACCAAGTCGTTATGCCCTTCTATCGTTGCGGCCTTTACAAGCCTAGTCACCTTCTCGAAAGGAAACGAGACACCATCCAGCAACGGGATATGCACAGCATTGGGTTTCCTATATGCTGGCCTTCTCGTGAATGCAGACCATAGCAGCGGGTCTACCGATGAATGAGTTCCACCCTTTCGTCCTACCCATCCGTCTATCGTAACTCCGGGAATAGGAATCACGTTCCCCTCCCTGCACTTTATCCAGCGCTTCCCGTCCTCCTGTCTTACGACGCTCCCTCTATGGTAGGCATAAGTGTCGTTTACAGTATTGACGCCCTTCTCGTTGAAGCGCCAGCGATGCCCCATCGCCTTCGCCCTATAGTTCTCTATACCGACATATGCCATCATCTTTATGTCGTCGAGAGTCGCATACCTACCTAATCTGCGCCAAATAACATCTAGTTTCGTCTGGTCCGCTTCCTCGATAGGATACTCATATCCCATCTGAAATCCGTTCTTGCAGGCATACACTCCATTACCGGACAGCCGCCCAAGTTGCGAAAGCCTAGTAAGCCCCTGCATCCAAGCTGCATTGTGAACATTGTCTTCTCCATAAGCAATCCTTTCGCTCGTGAGGCCCGATGCACTAGGGAACTGCATCGGCAGCGAGTCGAACACTTTCGGAGCGGAAAGGATTATGTCCGCAATCTTATCTGCCTGTTCTAGGGTCATTACTGAAGTTCCATTGCCTGAAGTTTGCTAATTGACACGTCGCAATATACCTGAGTGTCAGGCACTGTAAAATACATACTGGAAAATACAAAGCGCAACAATGCTCCTGCGGACAGAGGAATGATGCAACTTGCCTTTTCTCCTAACAGACCGTCGAGAGGTTCGGCCACAACATACCAACCGTTAGCGAGACCTTCTCCTGTCATTTGAAGTGAAAGGCGCAAGTCCGCTAGGTCAAGAATGGACTTGAATTGAGTTCCGTTCGCTTGCCGAAACACCCTCTCTATGCAGTACCATCCCGTCTCTTCAATGGTCTTATCAACATGTGTGCTACCATTGTACCCAATTGGTCCGAGCGTGACACCTCCCACATGTGTACGATTCGCAAAGCTCGGATAGAAGGATACGGAATCCGTTGGTATCGTGGGCGCCCACCACTCGTTTCCTACATAGGTTCCATCCTCATCTTCCGTCGGGAGGGGGTGTGTGTTGTTGTCTACCAGACTGATGTATTCACGGACACGATTGTTTTCCTGCGTCATCAGGATTGCGCCCTTGGGGTAGCCGCCAAACGACGATGGGTCTAGCCGTTCCCTGCCATACGGATAACCCACCCTATCAAGAAATGCTCCGAGCGTAGCGAGATACCCTATGCCATTCATCTGGTGCCTGGTGAACCTAGCCCCTCCGTTTTCCGCCGGAACCGTCATCTGGCGAGTTATCCCTGACTCGAAGAACGAAAAGTCCTTGGAGGAATCACTATCCGCGAACGGCGTAAGTACAAGAGGAACATTGTCAAAACTTGTCATGTGTTCTCCTAGATGCTATATGGATACCAGAGGTGAATCCCCGCATTTGATTCAGGCGAAGATGCCTCTATGATTGCCTGCAACGAGACTTCATTTCCCGTGGTGAACGTTGCATTGAATGTCCGCCACTTTCCATTCACCAGAATCGACGTGCCTGTCCCGTAGGTGGTGTTAGGCTGCGGAGTGATTGCAAGACTATACGGGACTACCTGGCAGTTGTTCAATCGCGCCACCCTAGCGAACGATTTGAGATGGGCTTCCATTGACGAGGTGTCCGCTCCATAATAGTTCACGTTGGTTCCGCCAGTTAAGTCAGCTATTGGATTGTCATCTTCGCCAGACCAACTCAAGAACAAGTAAATGTTCCTCGTGTTCTTGAATATCTTGACTAGCCCATTCTCCAAGCCTAGGAACATGGTCTTGGGCGGAATCACAGAATACCATCCTTGAGAGTTGACCGCTATCATCGAAATCGGATTGATCGCATACTTGCTATAGAGCGACCGCAGGTCCATGTAAGGCGGCGTCATCTCTCCAAAAGACTGGACGAGAGGGCCTCCGCCGTATGTCTTCTGCACATTCCCCTCTATCGCCTCAAACGACGTGTTTTCTTCTGAAGTTATGTCTTCTAGGCACACATAGTTGCAGCAGCTATAGTCGGTCAAGACATGCCCGAAGACCTGCCCTTTCTCGAAAGCCTTGTTCGGTTCATATCGTATGAAGTCCTGTCCATTGAACCCAAACACCCACCTTCCGACAGGAATGTTGCTCTTGATTCCGAGAGGGAAGGGGCAGAAGTCAGAGAGACGCTGCTCGAACAGTAGTTTCTGGTCTCTGTGCATCTCATCATAGTATGCAGACTTGCCGTATTCCATAGACAAGTCTTCGTTGTCGGTGAGC